TGGTTCGATGCGGCAGTTGATGCCCACAAGCGACTTGGGTTCGATCCGCGTGGGGCCAAGATAGTGGCTCACGACCCGTCCGACTTGGGAACGGATGATAAGGCGACGGTAATCCGGCAGGGGTCCGTGATAACCGATGCGAGGCTGAAACACTTCGGGGACGTGAACAAGGGGTGTGATTGGGCCGCCGACATCGCCAACAGAGTGCAAGCCGACGTGTTCGTATGGGATGCAGACGGTATGGGACTCAGCTTGAAGCGGCAGGTGGCAGAGGCATTCACCGGCAAGAAGATTGAGATCAGGCCCTTCCGCGGAAGTCACGGGGCATCGGACCCTGGCAAGGTCTATCGGCCGGCGCGGCATGACACGGCGTCTAAGAGCCAGAACAAGGATGTGTTTAAAAACAGCAGGGCGCAGCACTATTGGTACTTAAGAGATCGGTTCTACAACACGTATGAAGCCGTGGTTGATGGAAAGTATAAAGATCCGGAGGATCTTATATCGATCTCATCGGGCATTGATTGTCTGCCGCTGCTGCGCTCAGAGGTGTGCCGGATTCCGAGGAAGATCATGGGAAGCGGGTTGATCCAGATCATGACAAAGGCCGAGATGCGACGGCTTAAGATCCAATCGCCCAACTTGGCCGATGCGCTGATGATGACGATGATCACGCCCAAGGGATACAATACCGGATCACAGGAGCCGATGGTGTTCGACAGTTTTTGGTAAGGAGGTGGCATGAAGATTAAGTTGATCGATATGGCCAAGCAGAAAAAGAACGCCCAGAACAAAAAACGGGTGCTGCATCAGAAGAATAAGCGGAATCGGAGTACTCTCAAGAATGTGAGGTACTATTGAAAGAGAAAACTCTCCACAATAGCGACGTCAATGGAGCGAGAAAAAATGTACCGGATATAAAGATATTCGGAGACGGTGATCTGTGGGTGTTGATCTGTAAGGCATCGAGTGAATCTGAGGGGTGGATGAAGTCGACAAAAGCTATGGAAATCACAGATGGTTGCATCATTCAAGTAACGACTCAACAACGAAACTTAGATGGAAGCTACTCCATTGCGGAAGCCGTGTGCTTTGTTCCAAACGCGAATATCCATACGGATATGGATGGTAAAAGATACATAGTTTAGACCCTACCTATTATAATAGGGGCAAAAGATGGACCAAGACTACAAAGACATGAGGGCTATGCTCGAAGAAGCCCAGGAAGCGGAATACGACAACCGGCAACGGGTCCGTGAGGCCGAGCATTTCTTAAATAAGCGTGACGGTCAGTGGGAGCCGTTCGTCTTGCAACGGTTCTCCGGTAAGCCGAAGTACACGTTCGACGAGTCCAACCCGATTGTCGATGATATCTTGGGGGAGATGATGACCGCCGAGTTCGGCCTGAAGGTAAAGCCGGATGGTGGTGGGGCCACAATGAAGACCGCCAAGCAGTATGACGGGATCATCAGAAGATTGCAGGAAATCAGCAAAGCCCCGGCGATATTCATGGATGCGGCGAGATCAATGGTCGGCACGGGACTGTCCGGTTGGAGGATCGTCCAGGCGTATCGTGATGACGACAGCTTTCAGCAAGACTTGCTGATTAAGCCGATTCCTAATTTTGTTGACAACGTTTGGTTTGATTCCAACGCCCAATTAAAAACAATGGAAGACGCGGACCATTGTTGGGTGCTTACCTCCATGACGCGCAAGGTCTATGAGCGAAAATACCCTAATGGTTCCGGCAGATCGGTTGGATCAACGCTTCAGCAGCAGGTCTATGACTACAAGAAAACCGATGAGGTTGTGATTGGGGAATATCTCTATCGGGTAAAGCGGAATCGGCAGTTGGCGTTGATGAGCGACGGGTCTATCTATGAGATGGATGAGAAGTTCGATCAGGTGAAAGACGACTTGGCCGGAAAGGGAGTCACCATTGTCCGAACCAGGAAGCGCCCCTACCATGACGTGTACCAAAAAATATTTGACGGGGACGATTGGTTGAGTGGGGCCAATGAGACGGTGTTCAATTTTATCCCGATTGTGCCGGTATTCGGTGGATTTCTGATTTCAGAAAACAAAGTCGTCTACAACGGGATCGTTGAGAAAATCAGAGATGCTCAACGGGTCATCAACTACGCCCAAAGCCGCAAGATTGAAGAAGGTGCCTTGGCTCCGCGTGGAAAGATCTGGATGACCAAGGATCAAGCGACTTCCGATGATGTTAGGAAGTCATTGAGAACCTTGAACACCAACATGGAGCCGGTACAGTTTTATGACTACATTGATGGACAGCCTCCACCGCAATATATGGGTGCGCCTGAATCAAACCCCGGACTTGTGGAAACATCCGCATCGGCACAGAATTTCATTCAGAGGACGTCTGGAACGTTCGATGAGGCCAGAGGGGCTGCACCGGCTCACAGAAGCGGCGAAGCGATCGGGTTGCTCCAGAAAAAAGCCGATAATCCGAAACGTAAGTGGTTCAGAGCCGTTGAAGCGGCCATAGAGCATACCTGCCGGATCTTGGTTAAGGCGATTCCGAAGGTCTACGATACGATGCAGGAGGTGACGCTCACGCATCAAGACGGGTCTACCGAGGTCATAACCATCCGTGAGAAGGTAAAAGACGCTCAGACCGGCGAGACGATTGAATTAAACGATCTTTCTAAGGGCAACTACGACGTTGTCTGCACATCCGGCCCGGCCTTTCAATCACGTCAGCAAGAGACGATAACCGCCATAAACGAGATGGCAGCTATTGACCCGACAATCATGGAGATTGGGGCCGATATTCTGCTTTCAAATATCGATGCCCCTGGAATTGATCAAATTGCGGAACGTAAGCGACTCCAAATGGTCAATGCCGGACTCATCCCACCGACACAGCTTAAAGAATCTGAAAAGAAGATGCTTGAGCAGAAAAAGCAGTCAGGCCAAGACATGTCGGCCATCGACAAGGCAAATCTCCAAATTGCTGCTGCTCAGGAAGCGGATGTTAAGGGAAAAAATACGGAAAGAGCGGCAAAACTTGAGTTGGAACAACAGAAACTCCAGTTGAAACAGATCGAAATGCAGATGAAGGCCCAACTTGAGCAAGAGAAATTGAAGCAAGGCCAGCAGAAGGCTTTGATCGACACCATGACGGCAATATCCGAGCAGGTCAAGTCTCAGGCCGAAACTTTGAAACTTATAAAAGATGCAATGGGCGCGGATGCGATAGTCAGTCCGGCTCCAATGAAGGCATATGAGCGGCAAGCCCAAGAGCTTGCTAATTCAATTGATAATCAACATAGACCGACGGGTGGAATCCCGGCAAGGCCGACTCCGGCCTAAAATGAGGCGATATGAGCGAAGAACAGACACAGCCGACTGATGCTGAAAATCAGGCAGATGCTATGGGAAAAGTGGACTTTGGCGATGAGGAACAACCTGTTGAGACTCAGACTGCTGATAGTCCTGATGAAAATCCAACTCCTGAAAATGAGAGTGAGTCTCCTATTAATCAGGAAGCGGTTGAAAAACGGATCAATAAGATAACATTCGAAAAATATGAAGAAAAGCGTAAACGTGAGGCGATTCAGGCTGAACTCGATCAATTAAAAGCGAAGCTGGAGGAGAGAGATAAAAAGTCAGAGGACATAAATGTCCCTCCGATGCCCGACCCATACGATGACGATTATGCGGACAAGATCAAAGCAAGAGAAGCGGCGTTACAGCAAGCTGCGGTGTTGAAAGCCAAGAAGGATTTTTTGGAGGAACAAAACAAGAAAGCTTTCTTGGATAAAATTACGAAGCAGAATGCGGAGATCCAAAAACAGGTCGATGAGATGTACTCCAATGCAGAGAAACATGGAATCTCTAAAGAAGCTTTGCAAAATGCGGATGCGAAAGTTGCTAATTTCATCAAGGACCAATCTCTTGCCAGATTCATTTTAGGTCAAAAAGATGCTGCGCTCGTCATCAATTATCTTTCAAATTCAGCCACAGAGCTTGAAAAATTGAGTTCGATGGACCCGCTCAATGCCTCAGTCTACATTGCAACTGAGATATCGCAAAAAGCGGTGAAATCAAAGCCTAAACTCACGAAA